CGCTGTGTGGGGGGTTTACCACCTCAATCACCAACCCCTCACGCTTATTGGAGAGATATGTTAGGAATAACGGCAATTGCACAATCACCTCTTGCTTCACTTGGCGGAACTAATGCTAATGTTGATGTAACTGGAATACAACTGACTACTGCAGTAGGATCAGTATCTATTACTGCAATTCGTAATCCAACAATACAATTAACAACAAATCTTTTAAATACACAATTAGGAGATATACAAGTTGATCCAGATGTAATTGTTACAGGAGAACAATTAACAACAGTAATTGGTCCGTACTCAATACAAGCAGATGCTACTACAACTATTGTTGCAGGATCAGAAAAAGAATTAGAAACTTCTGTAGGTACAACAACTGTTACTGCAAATGGTACAGCAGTTTTATCTGGTGTAAACGCAACAACTGCTGTAGGACAAGTAGACGGTGTATTTACAGTTTTAGTATCTGGTAATGAATTAAATTCCGACACTGGAACTTTAGGTCCAATTACAGGAACAGCTAATGTAAGTGCAACAACTAATTTATTAACAATATCTGATCAAGCTGTTGATGTATCAATTGATGTTACTGCTTCTATTACAGGTTTAACTACAATGACTACAGCTGTTGCTTCAGTAACTGTAGATCTAAATACTCCTGTTGATATAACAGGCCAACAAATGTCTATAAGTGTTGGAAATACAGGAACAATAGCATGGTCTAACGTTGATCCAGGAGTAAGCAATGTTTGGGTTGAAGTTGATATTGCAGCATAATAGGATTATAATACAAATATGGCATCTACATTTTCAACAGATTTAAAACTTGAACTTATGGCTACCGGTGAAAACGCTGGTACATGGGGAACTAAGACAAATACAAATTTAAATTTAGTACAACAAGCAATTGCTGGGTATGAATCAATAAGTGTAACAACTACATCTATTGGTTTAACAATGGATGATGGATCTATATCTCAAGCAAGAAATATGGTTCTAGCTTTCGGTGGATCCTTGACAGGTGACACAAGTGTAACTGTCCCAAACTCAATTGAAAAAATGTATATACTTGATGATGGAACTACACATAACACAAGCACAATAACTTTTAAAACTGCAAGTGGTACTGGCTTTGCAATGACTGAAGGTAAAAAACATTTAGCATATTCAGATGGTACTAATATTAATAGAGTTGATCTATCTAGTTTAGGTGGCGAGATAGCCACAGCATCAATTGCTGATAATGCAATAACGACCGCAAAAATTTCTGACAACCAAATTGTGACAGCTAAAATTTCTGATAATCAAATTACAACAGTAAAAATTTCTGATAATCAAATTACGACTGCCAAAATAGTAAACAACGCTGTAGACTCAGATAAATTAGCAAGAAAATTTACCATAACAACTAACGTTACTCCAGCAGGAGGATCTGACGGAGATCTTTGGTTCGTATATTCATAGGAGTTTAGATGGCTGAGACTTATGTAAGAAACTCCAGTGCCTTTCAACAAACAAATCAAATATTTGCAAATGTAAGTGGTACTTATCAAGAAGTAAATGAAGCTTATGCAAATGTAAGTGGAACATATAAATTAGTTTTTACCGCTTTCGAAGCTACATCATTTGCTACTTTATCATCAGGATCAGGAACTTTTTCTGTACCAAGTAATGCAAATGCTATTCACATTCAAGCAGCAGTTGGAGGAGGAGGTGGAGCAGCGGGTGGAGCTAGTTATGACAAAGCAGGAGGTGAATCAGCAGGAGCTGGAGGAGGCTCAGGAGGTTATGTATCTGATAAAATATTTTCAGTCACTGAAGGTGAAACGATGACATATTCAATTGGCTCAGGTGGAGCTGCTGGTAATCAAACAAGTAATTACAATCAACCAAGAACAGCAAGTGCTGGTACTTCAACAACTTTATCAGGTTCTAGTGCAGGATCATTATTTACATTAGGTGGAGGAGGAGGATCTTCAGGTACAGGAGGTGGTGTACAAGGGCCATTAAGAACAAATACTGCAGGAACTCCTGGGTCTGTAACTGTAAGCTCAAGTATAAGCACAGGAACATTTAGAGACTCTGATGGTGTAACCAAAAATGTCAGTTCAAATACATCTGGACCTTCAGGAACTTTTAACGATAGTGGAAATGGTGCAACAGGAAGTTTATCAGGTTCAGGTAATTGTGGAGGAGACAATTGTAGAATAGATGGTTTTTCTGGTGCAAACTCTTACGATGGAGGAATATCTGGAGGTGCTGGAGGTTCTTCATCTGGGGGAGGTACTAACGGAAGTCCAGGAACAAGAGGATCTGGTGGTGGTGGTGGTGCAGCACAAGTAACAGGTGGAGGTGCAACAAATGGTGCTACTGGCGGTGATGGCGAAATAGTGTATAGATTTCTAAAAATCTTGTAGTGCTCATTAAATGACTAACATATCAAAATGGTTTGGTTATCCAATATACATCTCTCAAATTCAAAATTACGAAAAAATTAATAAAAAAATATTACCTGAACTAGAATTAGTAACTCCAACAAATTCTCAGTACGCACGGACATCGGACATAAAAGCAAAAGACTTACAATCTATTGATGATAATTTACATTTAAATTCTAAGTTTGAGGAATTGTATGATCAAATTACACAAGCATTAATTGCTGCAATACATGGTTTGCATTATGATCTAGAATTGTTTGAACTTTATATAACAAAATCATGGGCTACATACTCTACTAAAGACCAATTTATTTCATACCACAGGCATATGACAAGTCACTTTAGTTTTGTCTATTATGTAAAAGCAGATGATCAAGGAAATCTATTCTTCATAGATGATGAAGCACATAAAGTTGGTTTAAACATCCCAAAAAGAGATCCTTATTTTAAAAAATGGGATGAGGTCAATTTTGCAAAAGCGGAGTATCCAGCAAAGACTGGTAATATTGTAATCTTTCCATCTATGCTTTTTCACGAAACAGGAATTAATGAAAAAGAAGAACCACGTATTTCAATATCAGGAGATGTGCTTTTAACTATGAGAAAAGGTTTAAAATCTGAGCATAACATGCCATCACCTACGACTTGGAAGAAGCTTTAACATGGTGTAAAATACCGTATGCCTCTTACAAATGTAAAATTACTACCAGGTTTTGATAAAACAGATACACCTTCAGGAGCTGAAGGTAGATGGATTGATGGTGATTTTGTTAGATTTAGATATGCACAACCAGAAAAAATTGGTGGATTTGCTGCCATAGGACAAAAGACTATTGCAGGTCCTGCACGTGCTCAACATACTTGGACAGATTTACAAGGTAGAAAGTACGCAGCTATCGGAACATCTAAAGTTTTATTAATCTACTATGAAGATGCTTTTTATGATGTCACTCCTTTAGATACAGGATTGACTGGTGCTACGTTTACATCTGTAAATGGTCAATCAACGGTTACAGTTAATAAAACTGCACATGGTTTAGTATCTGGTGATTATTTTTTATTTGAGTCTGTCACTTTACCAGGAGGTGGTGCAACAAGTTTTACAACGGCAAATTTTACTGATCAAACATTTGAAGTAATTACAGCTGCTGCAGATACTTTTACAATTACGATGGCATCAAGTGAGACAGGAACAGGTATGACTGCTGCTGGTTCAGCAACTATAAGAGCCTATGCAGAAATAGGACCAACTATTCAAACTTATGGTTATGGTTGGGGTACAGGAACTTGGGGTGGAAATGTTTCTGGAGCATTAACGAACACGTTAAATGGACTTTTACAAAACGATACTGCTGGTACAGGAGGATCAGGAACTAGTATTACATTAACAAGTGCTACTGGTTTTTCTGCATCTGGTGGAACTATATTAGTAGATCAAGAAATTATTACATACACAGGTGTTAGTTCTAATGATTTAACAGGTATTACAAGAGGTGCACAAGGAACGTCAACTGCAGCCCATAGTAGTGGTGCAACTGTCACTGAAATTACAAACTTTATAAGTTGGGGACAACAAACTACAACATCATCAGTTATACTAGATCCAGGCAACTGGTCACTTGATAATTTTGGTGCAATACTTACTGCAACCATAAGAAATGGAAAAACATTTACTTGGGATCCAAGAGTTAGTAATCCTCTTAATAATAGATGTACGGAAATGGCTAGTGCTCCTACAAAATCTGTTTCTACTATTGTATCAGACAGGGATAGACATTTTATTCATTTTGGAACAGAGACAACAGTAGGTGATAATACTTCACAAGATCCAATGTTTATAAGATTTAGTGATCAAGAAAACTTTAATTTATATAATCCTACATCTACAAATACTGCAGGTACATTTAGACTGGACACCGGAAACACAATCGTTACAGCTGTAAATGGTAAAGACTATGTTTTAATATTGACTGATCAAGCAGCTTATACAATGCAGTTTGTTGGTCCACCTTTTACTTTCTCTATAAGACAAGTAGGTACTAACTGTGGATGTATAGGTCCTCATGCAGCTGTTTATGCAGATGGTAAAGTATTTTGGATGGGTAACTCTGGTGGGTTTTTTGTATTTGATGGTACAGTTAAACTTTTACCTTCATTAGTAGAAGACTTTGTATTCACAACTGATGGTGATAATCTTGGTATAAATTATGCATCTAACCAAATTGTGTTTGGTGCTCATAACTCTTTATATAACGAGATATTGTGGTTTTATCCAAAAGGGACACCGACTACCGGACCATCTGTTCAAATAGATAGAACTGTTACTTATAATTATGTGGAAAACACCTGGGCAACAATGTCATTAGCAAGAACAACATATGCAGATTCAGTAACATATGCAAACCCTTATGCAACAGAATATGATTCAACAACTGTTCCTCAGTTTCCAACTATACAAGGTGCAACAAATAAATTTGGATCAACAACTTATTTTGAACATGAAAGAGGTGTGAATAAAATTAATTTAAATGGAACAGAAGAAGCTATAAGTTGTTTTGTGCAATCTGGTGACTTTGATCTACCCGTAGAAGGTGATGGTCAGTTTCTTCTTAACATCAGAAGATTTTTACCAGACTTTAAGAATTTATCAGGTAACGTATCAATAACACTTGGTACAAAAGACTTTCCTATTGCAGGCAATACCACTACAATATCTTTTGTGGTAAATTCTGCAACATCAAAAATAGATACAAGGGTAAGAGGTAGACTTGCAAATATCAAAATAGAAAACTCTGCACTTAATGATAATTGGAGATTTGGAACATTTAGAGCAGATGTATCACAGGACGGTATGAGATAATGAACGAAGAAGCATTATTCCAAGAATACAGCACTAATAGAGCTTTACAAGCGACCTATCCAGACTTTGCAACATATAGAGACTTTGTAATGAGTCAAATGCCAGCACAAGCTAATGACAATAGCGGCATTACAGGTTTGGTAAATAATGCTACATCAAGCATGGGATCCTTAAAAAATCTTGGTAAAAATTTAATTATGAATAAATTGAGTTCTAAAATGGGAATGTCTTTTAACCCAATAGGTATTGGGGCGATGATGTTGGGTGGTTTGAAAGATATAAACCAAAGAATACAATCTACAGATTTTGCAAGATCAAAAACATTAGCAGATTATCTTGATGCAAAAAGCTATGGTGGCATCGATGCAAGAAATGCTGCAGCAATAGCAAACATGGCACAAGCAAGAGGTATACAAAAACAAATGGCACAAAGACCATCATCACAAGTTTCAGCGAGAGATGCAGCAATGGGTGGAGGAGGAGGAGGAAGTGACCATGATGGTGGTGCTTCTGCAGCAGCTCAATCAGATGCAGCAGCTGGTATGGGAGGATATTAATGGCTAAAATAACTGTTTACATACCTGAACCTAAACAACAATATGAAGAAGAGAACCAAAGACAGATTGTTCAATCTCTTGATACAGTTAAAACACAACTAAATACATCATTTCAACAGGACTTGAAAAACGAACAAGATACCTTTAATTATTTCATGTCATGACAATACAATATAAAAACGAAACATATTTATTAAGCACAAACACATCAACGACTGTATTAACAATATCTACTTCTGCAGTTGGTATTGTTAAAAGTGTACAAGCGGTTCATAAGTCAGCATCAAATGCTGATGTAGATCTTTTAGTTTTAAAAAATGGAGGCACAGCAAGAGTGGTTGCTCATGCACAACTAAATAAAAGTTTTGTGAATCTAGCATCTAATACTATTAATCTTGAGGCAGGTGATACGTTGCTTATGGAAAGTGATACATCGAATGCAATTACAGGTGTTATTAGTTATGCACTAATAGATAGATCGCAGGAAAATGGCTAGGCAAAAATTTATTCATTACGTGCCAAGACCAAAGCCTAAGAAACGGCCAGGTCGTCACAAGAAAAGCCTTTCAAAGTCAGAGAAAAGAAGTTATAAACCTTATAATAAACAAGGACGAGCTAATCATGGCGGAAGACGATAAAAACTATACAATAATAGATGGTAAAAAAGTTCCTGTATATAATGCTAAGGTTGTAGAGACAATCAAAAATAAAAGAACAGGAAAAGTTTATGATAGCAAAGCTCATTTTGATACTGATGTTGCTGATTCCAACACTGATACTACTGTGGATGATCTTCAACAGGACGTAGCAATTGAGGTTGCATCTCTTCAAGTATTTGGTAAAACCAAGTAATGAATCCTATAGGTGGTACAGAGTTACAAGTAAAGTTACTTGAAAAGTATGTTGATTCAAAATTATTAGATAACTTTCAAATTACAACATCAGTTCCTGAAAAAATACCTTTAGCAAAAGACAAAATAAATATTCTTTGGCAACAAAATTCATATGACCAACCAAACCTTGCACCTTGGTTTAAAGATAAAGACAATCACAAAAAATATGATTGGTATGTTTTTAACTCACATTGGTGTTACGAAAAGTTTAGAATGGTATACAAAGTCCCTACCGAAAGATGCACAGTAATCAAAAATGCAATAGAAAATTTTCCTGAAAGAAAAATACACAAAAAAGGTGATCCAATAAAAATGATATTTCATCCAACTCCTTGGAGAGGTTTGAATATTATACTTGGTGCAATGCAACTTATTAAAAATGATAATATTACTCTTGATGTTTTTTCTTCTACAAAAATATACGGCAATGAGTTTATGGATAATAATGATGACACATATAAACCATTATATGCTCAAGCAGCTGAATTAAAAAATGTAAACTATAGAGGTTGGCATAGTAACGATTATATTTGTAAACACATCACTGACTATCAAATATTTCCATACTCTAATAATTGGGAAGAGACATCCTGTATATCAGCAATAGAAGCACTTGGAGCTGGCCTACATATGATCACCACTAATTATGGAGCTTTGTTTGAGACTTGCTCAGAGTGGCCTGTATATGTTCAGTATGATACAAACTATAAAAACATGTCTGAGTGTTTTGCTTATGCAATAGATTCCGTGGTTGATTATTTACATCATGATAGATGTCAAGAACACCTGCAGATGCAACAAGATTTTTATAAAAAGTTCTATTCTTGGAACAAAAGAAGTTTAGAGTGGACTAATTTTTTAGAGGGAGTTTTAAATGCTAAATCATGAGCCAATATGGTTTGATAAAAAAGAAGATAAATCTAATCAA